CAGAATTATTGAAGCTAAGAAAAATAACGATACTAAACAAGTTGCTCTCTTAACTGGTGAGTTGAAACAACGTGAGTTGTTGCTTGATAAACAAGAAACTAATACAGAGAAGATATCAGCAGCCAATTACATTTCAGCAGCCACTAAAGGTGTTGCTTCTGCTATACAAGACTCTATGCCTCCCGGCTCATTCATTACCATCACTAATCCTGATGGATCAACCTCTGTACAACCTAAAGACTTGGCTTCTGAGAAGCTTTATAGGCAAGGCATAAATAACGGAAGAAACGCCGTTATTGCTCAGATGACAGGATCAGATGGTAAACCTAAGTCTGAGCTTCATAAGACAGCTTTGATTTCTATTGGTGTTGTGTTTGATTCAAACAATGTTGCTAGACTACCAGCTACAGGTGGAACACCCCCACCACCCCCACCACCTGCACCAGCAGCAACACCAACATCAGCAGCGTCCGCAGCGCCTACTCCTCCCCCTGCTAAAACACCTGCTGCTGCCCCACAGAAGCTGCCTACACCTGAACAGTTTGCTGCTAAATGGGCCACTCTGCAACCGGGCGAAACAACAACCGGCCCTGATGGTAAGCCATATACTAAAGACAAGAAGAAATAAACATGGCATGGACTCCTCCTTCTGATGCTGTAGAAGCCACTGTTGCTCCCTCCACTGGTGGATGGAAGCCTCCTGCTGACGCTGTAACAAGTAGCTGGACACCCCCTGCTGATGCTGTTGTGGCAGAAGCTGCTGCTCCTGTACCAGCACCTAAGCTTTCTCTTATAGAGACAGCTAAACAAAGCAGTGCTCAAGCTGCTGCTAGTAATCTAGAAAGAGAAAAGAAGATTAAAGAGAACCAATTTTCTTTTGAAGATCTTTCTAAAAACCCAGACAATTTCAAAGCCATCAATGACTACGCCACAGCTAGGTTTGGTAAAGAGGGAGTTATGCTTCCCAATGAAACCAAAGATGATTATGTTAAGCGATGGGCTAGCCACATGCGTATGCTTTCTTTTGGTAATCTTATTTCAGGCACACAAGAGATACAGTATTTAAACAATGCCAGTAGAGAAGACTTGTTGAAAGCTAAGAAAGCTTATGACATCTTTGACAACACTGCAAGCTATTTCAGTGACAAAGGACAGAAAGGATTTACTCCTATTCTTGACGCATTGGGTAGTGTTATTAGTGATCCAACTACAGCCATATCACTAGGCGCTGGTACTGTAGCTAAGAATGTCTTTGTTAAAGAAGCTGCTACTAAAGGTATTAGAGCAGCATTAACTAGTAGACTTGGTGCAACTGCTGCCCTCACTGTCCCCACTGTTGAAGGAACAGGTGCTGCTTTAGGTAATGTACAAGAACAACGTAGAAAGCTTGTAACACAAGACGCTGCTAACAAAGACACAAGAGCTAAGATTGAACAAGCTAAGCAAGTGGTGGCACAACTTCCCCCAGAACAGCAACAAGAAGTGTCTGATCAAATTAAGGAAGTGGAAACAAACCTAGCAGCAGAAGAAAAGAAAGTGGCTGAGGGTATCAATCTCACTGAAGTAGGCACTGCTGGAGCTATTGGTGCTGTTGGTGGAACACTAGAAACAAGTGGCTTATTAACAGCCGCTAGGCTTGCTAAAGGCAAGACAAAGGTAGGAGAGCTAGACACCATATTAGCAGAGCGTCAACAAGCTGCTAGAGGCCGTATAGAGCCTAAGATGGATGTGTCTACACCACCCCCTGAAGTGAAGGTGGCTCCTAAAGCAGCAACAGAGACACAGCTAGAAGATGCATATGACATCTTTGAAGGACGGAAGCTTCTTAATAAAGAAGGAGATCCTACTTCCATTGCTGAGATGCAGGTAAGAAATGATGTGAACAAGAAGGCTGCACAGATTGCAGGTAATATTTGGTCACAGGTTCCTGAGCTTGCACCTAAAGGTGAACAAAAGATTAGTGATGCTGTTAAGAATGTTTTCATGAACATTGAGAACATTGATGATGTTGTTCTTAAAGATGCTTTAGCTAATGCTGGTGTTACACCAGAAGAGTTTGCTCGTATGAATAGAACAACAGCAGGAGATGCTGGTCGTACACTACAAGCCTATTCTGTGCTTGCTCGTTTACAAAACAAACTTAAGAACATTGATCCTGCTGCTGCTAAAGAAGTGGACTTGATGTATGGTAAACGTAATACATTAACATCTGCATTCACTGGTCTATATGATTTATCAATGAGACTAGATAGAGAGCTTAAGGCTTTAATGGTGTCACAAGTTGCTACCACTGTACGCAACGCTTTCTCAGGTGGTATGGTTGTAACTTTTGGTGCAGCGTCTGAAGCCATTGAGTCTTCTCTCTATCGTATGGGTAAGACAGCTTATGAACTTGGTAGTGGTAAGCCACTGACAGGTAGTTTCACTGGTGGTCTTAAAGGTGTTTATGATGATGCTGTTAGAACAGCTTTCTATTTAGGACAAAGCAACTTATCTTCTGATGTAGCTGAAAGACTTCTTGCTGGTTCTCCTACACTACGTGGTCGTATCTTACGTACAGTGGGTGAGAATGAAGCTGCTGATCTTTCTAAAGTGGCACAGATGGCTAACACATTAAACGTAGCACAAGACGCTTTCTTTAGAAAAGCCATCTTCACTTCCTCTGTTGAGAAACAACTTAGCAGAGTTGGTATTGACATGTATGATGTTATGGCACAAGGAAAGAACATTCCTTTTGATGTTCTTAAGAATGCTACAGATGAAGCATTGGCTGCTACGTTTAGTAAGATGCCAACACAAGGTATCATGTTTCATGGGGTTAAGTTTATTGAAGCATTAGGCCCTGTTGGTTCTACTGTCATTCCTTTCCCTCGCTTTATGGCTAATGCTATGACATGGACATACAAACATAGTCCTATGGGAATCTTCTCTGGTGCTGCTGACATAGCTAAAGGCTCGTCTATGTTAAAAGCAGGTAATGAAGAAGGTCAGAGATACTTAATGCAAGGCTTAGAGAATACATCTAAGGGTGCTGTAGGCACTGCTGCCATCTATGCTGCTTATAAATATAGACAAGAAAATCAAGACACCAATTGGTACGATGTAAAGAATCCTGACGGAAGCTTAGTAGACACTAGAGCTTTATTCCCTATGGCTCCTTTCCTTGCTATGGGTGACTACTTAGTTAAGTTTGAAAAATCTAGAACAGATGAGTTTAGCACTAAAGAATTTTTAGAAGCCATGACAGGCTTTAAAGCTCCTGCTGGTACATCTGCATGGTTGGGTGATAAATTTGCTGAGTCCCTGTCCAACATGCAAACAGGTGAGGGCAGTGCTGATCAGAAGGTGGCTACGTTCTTTGGTGAGTGGGCAGGTCAGTATTTAGGTAGAGCATTGATTCCTGTTCAACAGATTAGTGATTTGATTGGTGCTATTGATAGAGATGAAAACCTACCAAGAGATGCCTATCAGATCCCTGCTGGTGAAGAAGGCTTTGTTTCTTCTGCCACTGCACAGCTACAAAAGAAAGTGCCTATATTAAAGCAAGAGCTTCCTGTACATCAACCAGCTACAAGAAGAGAAGCAGCGATCAACGATGCAGGGCCTTTGAAGATATTCACTGGTATCACTATTAAGGGAGCACCACAGCCCTTAGAAGAAGAGATACTTAAACTTAAAATACCTAACAATAAAATCTTTACCTCCACTGGAGATAAGATTGTAGATGCTAGTGCTCGTAAGGTAATGGCTCCTCTGTTGCTTGATACATTTGATGTGTTAAAAGAAACAGACTTCTACAAACAAGCTGGCCCTGATGTTAAGAAAATTGCTATGCAAAATCTTCTTACTTGGGCGCAAACAAATGCTAAAGAGATTGCTAGTAAACAATCAGAGGCAGATGCTTTTAATCGTGGTGAGCAAGCACGTTTGTTTGAAATTAAATATAGCAGACTTGCTCCTGAAGTTAAGAGAGCGACAGCAGAGTTCTATCAACAGAACATGAAGAAAGATTTAGCAGAGACTAAAGACTATGTGTCTGCTCTGTCTATTGCTGCTGCTCTTAAAAAACAACCGGGCTTTGCTGCTGGTGGATTAGCTGCACAGATGGCTGAAACTCTTATTGGTAAGGGTGCTGCTAAGGTGGCTAAGAAGTCTATCACTGAGTCTGCTGATGATCTTCTTAAGAAGGTGACTGACATGGCTACTAAGGCTGGAGTGGAAGTTGCTCCTGCTGCTAAACAAACAGAAGACTTGTTGAAGCAACAAGGAGTTCCTGTAACTGTGCCTCCCTCTACTACAAAGGCTGCTCCTAAAAAAGAAGCCCTTGTTCTTGCTACACCGCTTGAGCCAACACCTGTTGTCAGCAAGGCTGAAGAAACAGTGCAGCCAAACTTTGTAGATGAAATTAATAAGTATTCTACAGAGCAGTTAAACCAAGCTGAGTCTTTGTTAAAGACTAGTATGGGATCGCAATATCAGTTAGACAAATTTAAAACTGACTTCCCTGTCGATTACCAAAAGAGTTTCTTAACTAAACTGCAAGAGATTGCTCCTGAAGGTAAGGTTACACCACCAACACCAAAAGATTTAACCATTGTTAGTCCTGATCTTGTATTCACTCCACTAGGGACTAAAGAGAAAAAAGCTTTATCTGAAATACCTGATCTTAATAAACTTCCTATGGCAAGTGGAGATACCTATAGAAGAAAAGAAATACTACAGAACATCAGAGAAATCAGACAAGATGTTTTTCCTGTTTTAGTGGATAAGCTTGATGAGCTTTCATTCACTAAAGGAATTAAACCTTTAGATGAAGAGGTTGTTGCTGTTGCACAAGGTGAATATAGAGCAGCTAAAGGAACAGAAGTTAATTTAAATGATGTTGCTTCTGTAGAAGATTTTGCTTCCTTTGCTTCTAAGTATCAAGACAAGCTTGATGCTTTACGTGTGAAGTATAAAGACACACCTCCTGTTATTCTTTATCATGGTAATAGATCAGAGCGTACTCCTGAGAAACTTGCTAGAGGTTTCTACAATCCGCAAACAAATAAGAAGTCTCATTTTGAGTTGAATGCTGGAGCCATCTCCTTTACCAAAGATCCTAATTTAAATTATTTCATTGAGAAGTTTGGTGGTAAAGAAGCTAAGAATGTTTCTCAAGTTGAGATACCATATGCTGAATATGAATTCAGAAGAGTGAACATGCCTCTTACTGCATACGATAATCAAGACTTGAATTACTTAGCAAGAGCTATCACTGGTAGTCCTGATATAGCTAGACCACTAAGCTTGCCACGCTCACAGATATTTAAAGAAACAGAAGATGCTTTTGTTGAAGCAGACAAGCTTAAAGTTACACAAGACGTAGCTGGTGTTAGTGAGAAATATGGAAAGATAGAAGCTAGACAAACAAAAATAAATGAGGCACTGATTAGACTTAATGATTTTAATTCTACCCCTAAAAAAGGATTGGCTAGTAAGACTGCGCCTAATGCCTATCAAGCATACAAGGATATTCGCACTGTCTTTAATGAGATAGCCAAATCATCAGAAGTAACCTCAACTAAAACTGGATATGGTCAGAACTATTATTCTGCTTTAGAAAACTATAGGACTGAGCTTCTCTCAAGTATCAATAGTTTGTTAGATGTCTACAAAGATAAGCTTAGCCCTGAAGCTTTTAACTCTAGTCCTAAACCTGCTATGCTATTAGATCTTAAGAAAGCTTTAAGTAAGACAGAGGGTATTACAAATTCAGCAGACACCCAGAAGAAAGCTGTTGAAACCATCAGAGACATTACACCTAAACTTAATAAGGGTGGCCTAGCTTCTAGACGTTGATTGTATATTAAAGGTTGTTGGTGGCTACTGGGCCAGTCTATTCACCACCGCAATCTGCAATGGAACCACCAACACGGCTGGGAACTGTTTGTCCAACGATTGAAAGCCCCATATGGCTAACGATTGCTGGCAGTTCCCATGCGTCTTGATGGTAGGGCATACAGGAATTGAACCCATATTCATGACTTGATTTTTAAATCAAAGTTCGGTATAACTTGGTGGGACAGGAGGGATTTGAACCCCCATTGAATCCATTACGGTGCTACGGCTTAGAAGACCGTTCCGGTACTGTCCCATTTTAAAAAGTATACTATGAATAGTTGTTTAAACTGTGGAACACATACCACAAATCCCAAATTTTGTTCACGAAGTTGTGCCGCTACATATACTAATAAGCAAAAACCAAAAAGAAGCAGGACAAGAAAGTGTAGTAATTGTGAGGACATTGTTGCAAACTACAAAACTACTCTGTGTGAACAACACTTAAAAGAACATAAAAGCAGCAGCTATTATAAAAATTTAACTATTGGCGAATACAGAAATAAATCTTCTGTTGAGGGAAAGCACTCATCTTGGAGACACGCACATATAAGAAGCTTTGCTAGGTCTTGGTTAAGAGATCTAATAAAACAAGAATGCGAATCCTGTGGTTATGATAAACACACAGAACTTGCACACATAAAAGCGGTATCTGATTTCGATGACTCAGCTTTATTAGGAGAAGTAAATAATATAAACAATATTATTGTACTGTGTCCTAATTGTCACTGGGAATTTGATAATTTACCAAGAGATAATTTCTTTAAGTTATCAAAATAACCCCTGTCAAATCCTCTCTGCCACTCCTTACCTTGAGTGGTGTGTGGATTGTATTGGTTATTCAACCATCCCTTAATGAAAGCAAAGTAGCCTTGCTCAAATTGAATACGCAATGGTGCTGTGCGCTCTGCCTTAATTACAATCATGGCTTCTCCTTTAGCTGAGATATTTTTAAGTTCCAACAATCTGACTTTACCACATATCCATTAGTAGGGTCAACATCTCCCTTCTTCATGAACACAGCATCTTTAAAGTATTGATGTTTTTCATACACACCTAGATACCAACCAATAGAGAAGTCATTCTTCACCCGACAGAAAGCATAGTAGTCACAGTCTTGTTTAATGTTTAAATTAGCAATGCTGCAATCATATGTCTCTAGTGGAACATAGCCTGTCTGCTTTGTCTTGGCATCAATCTTTGTACCATCCTCTAAGATTAAGTCATAGTCATAAGTGTTAGCAAGCGTTCCTCCTAACACCTGTTGAGCAATAGCCTCACCAATGAAGCCAGCTATGTTGCCAGCCCCTCTGATGATGCTATTGTAAAGCTGCCCCATATCAGCAGCTTTGTCTCTTGCTTCCACTAACATAGTGGGAGTGATGGTCACTTCAATCATAAGCTATCACCAATCTCTTCTAGGTTTACATAGATATTCCACATGTGTGGATAGACAGCTTGTTTCTTTAACCAATCAAAAAACTTGTCTTGTGCTTCTCCAACGGACACGGCGCTGATATGCACCTGTCCCTTGAAGATATTGCGGTCACTGTTATAAGTGGCAACAAAGTTTCGCATATTACCGAACAGGACAAGCACCACTGGCGCAGTCATCATCAAGTCCAATGTTAGCTTCATCAATGGTGGTGATGAGCTTAGTGCTTGCAACCAATGCGTTGTACTGGTCTTCACTAATCTCTTCTAGTGGTGCTTGATGAAAGCCATGCTCTGAGTGCAGCAAGAAAGACAAGCTCTTGTGGTTGTTCTTGTAATGCTTCTTCAAATACTTACGTATTTCTGGAAGCTCTTCCTTGCGATAGTAGACAGTGCAGGACACACTGTTATCACTCCACACTTCTTGCAACCACTTCACAGTTTCCAATTGCTGAATGGCTGTCATATCCTTAGCCAACACTGCATGATCAGGGTGACGGAAAGGAAACGATACAACCATAGTTGAGTGGTCTTCACTACCATCAAAGTTACGCTGATACTCTACAGGATAACCATGATCACGACAAACCTGCACCAATGAATGATTGGAAGCAATGCGGATACGTCTAATCATAAATCTAGCATAGGCTGGATGACAGCCACTGGTAACACCCGGCAACAAAGACAATGTACCTGATGGCTTAACAGTGGTGAGCTTCACAGATTTATTGAAGCCATGCTTTTGGCTATAGAAAGCATCGTAGTTACGCAGCTTCTTATAAGCTAAGCTCAGCCAACTCTTTTGTTCTTCTGTTGATTGAAGCAAACCAGTGATGCCAATACCCATACGCATGTTCTCATGAACAATGGCTTCTGTTTGCGGTAGATGGCAAGGCAGAGCAAGGCTGTGTTTATTAATCCGATAAAGCAATGTAGCCACATCATTAAACTCTTCTTCACTTTCAATGTTAGGCAGATAGATTTCTGCTAAGCAACAAGTTTCTTTATCAGCCAAGCTTTGCTCAGCACATGGGTTGTAGCCCTGCACTTTAGGATCAGGATATTCTGTCTCACCTAAGCGTCCCACTTTACGTGATAGCTTCAAATTGATGAGTCCATAAGGCTCGCCCTTACCTTCATAACCGTCCCAAAAGAATTCATGCAAGTCATTGATGTCATCACAGACAACAGAGTTGTTTGACATTGCTCTCCATGATGGAATGTTTCCCATGTCCCATCGTTTAGCTAACAGATATTCAACATCATCTGCATCACCAATAGCAATCTGTGCTGACCTACGTACATTACCAGCAACAACAATGGAACCAATGATGTTCATAATGTCTAAGCAATCAATAGGGCGTAGCTGCTTTCCCTTACGCTTCTCTAAGACATTAGAGATGTTGTTGATGCCGTTGCACAAATCTTCAGGGCCACTAGCTGTACCACCAAAGCCTTTGATGGGTGCTCCCTTACCACGAATAAGCTGTGTGCTGTAGGTGAATGTGCAGCCATTATCTGAGTCGCTTAAAAACGCTGCCTTAAGAGTTTTGCCCAAAAGTTTAACCCACCCTTCACGGCTATCTGGCACAATAAAAGAAGCGTCAGCGGTATCAAGGCGAGTAGGACGAACAAATCTAGAATTAACGATCGGAAGTTTATCAACATTATCCTTTTGAATGTTATAGCCAACACCACTGCCAAGCATCAACAAATCCATAGCCCAAGTGAAAGGCTCAACAGGTTTATCAATGACAGTGAATGCACAATTCTGTAAGCTGGCTAAGCCAAGTTTATCAACAGTGGGAGTTCCAAGTTGCCACAGGAAACGTCCTGCAACAATACCTTTTAAACCCAACAGATAGCCCCTTAAACGCTCTTGTTCTGCTTTGGTGAAGTCACACCCTAGCTGATCGTTTGTAGCCTGTACAACCCTGTCTACTACGTCTGTAAACTCCTCCGTCTTACTGTTTAAATCTGTCTCATTAAGTCTTCGTGCATATGTACGTTTCATTGTTAAATAGCCGACAGTTGACCAAGGCGTTACTACGTTAGTATTCATGTTTCTCCAGTGAATGAATGTTGAGGGAAAATAAAAGGAGCAGAGTTGCTCCTAGATGGGGATGCAGTTATACACCAAAATTATTCTTCAGTAGGATTTTTGTCTTTCTTCTTTGATTTCCAGTTAGTATATACTAACCTATCTTTAGTAAGACAATCATAAGAATAAATGTCTACGTCATACAAAACATCTTGCTTGATGGGATAGCCATAAACAATTTCTAGAAAAGAAAGGAAAGCTTCTACAGCGTTAGGCCAAGTAGAAGCAGCACCAACTTCATGGTGAAGCTCAGTGGTTTTTCCTGTCTCATCAGTGTGTCTAAAAGTATACTGAGCATTAGATGGTTGGTTTAAATATTCTCTCATATCAAGATCCTTCAAATAAACTAGGGTATAAAGATGATAGCACAACTTTACATTGTTCTGCAATCTCTCTATGTTCTTTTTGTGTAGACTCATCACAACGAATATCTACATAGTGTAACCAGCTACGCAACGTACCATTCATATACATGCGTGACATAGTCAGTCCTTCAGGCAACACCTTCCTAGCCACTTCCTTTGCTATGCCTAAGCTTAAAGCAACCTTGTATGCATCGGTAGATAGTTTCCATGTAGCTGTCTGTTGTTCATCCCACCAGCGTTGAAGCTCCCTATCTTGTGTAGGTATGCTGTTCTGTCTATTCTTATTGTCTTGAAGCCTAGCCTCTCCTCTATCCCAATCAACTACTTCTGCATAGCGTTGACTAAACTCTTGAAAGCTAAAGCTTCTGTGACGTAAGATTTGTCTAGTAATATCTCTAGTGGTATAGATTTCCATACAGATATTCACCATCTCAAAAGGACTCCAGTGCTTGTGCTTCATTAAATATTTAAGAAGCTTAGGCGCTGTGTCCTTGTTGTCTTGGTTGTCTTGGTTAGAAACCCGTGCCATATAAGCAACGAGTTCCTCCCCATGTGGCGTAGACCAAATGAGTTTAACACTCATAGATGGCAGCAATCTCATTTAGATAATCATCTGCTTCACTAGGAATCATGTAATAACCAAGCAAAGTTTTACATGCATTACGCACATGAATGTTGCTATCAATATCTTCTTTGTGGAACAAGTTATTGTTATAGGTATTTATTAAACACCTTTTTAATTCATCCTCAATGATGGCATCCATTTGTTCTGCTTCTAAAGACAACCAAACTTTACCATCTGCTTCCTCTTCGTCTTCGTCTTCTACAACAAACCAATCATCTTCATCTTCATCGTAGTAATACCAAACATCTTCTTCTTCTACATAATAATATTCAACTTCTTCATCTTCATCATAGAAGTAGTTAACATCTACTTCTTCTTCTTCTTCAGCATCATAGAATTCAGGGCTGTACAACCTACCTTCTTCTGATGCTTGAGACAGCATCTTAATTAGAGAATAGTTAATTAAACTATGTGTGGCTTCTCTGTCCATATCGACATGGCAGTTTGCACTTCCGTCTTCGTTCTCTTGATACTGGGTCAGTTCAATCTTCATTTCTTTTTCCTTTCATTTTTTTCCTCATCAGTTTTTATTTTATGACAAGGTTTACACAACACCTGCAACTCAGGCAACTCACAAAACATTCTATTAATATATACATCCCAACTAACAAATCCTACAGAGGGATCAACCACTGGATGTATATGATCTACTTGCACATCTGCTGCTACAAACTCTTCCTTACACATAGCACACTTGTAATGCTGTGCCATAAGTCCTGTCTTCTTATTAGTCTTCCTACCAATCAATGCAGCTTTAAGGGCTGTATATTTTGGAGGCCACTTACGTGACGCTGCTCTTAAGGCAGACGTAATGAAGCTTCTGAATCTAGCGTCAGTCCACTGACCACCATTTCTATTCTTTGGGGATAGTTTCGTCAAGGATGTTAGACATATTAGCAGAAGACTCTTCCTGTGAGAAGAGATCATGAGCAATGCTCAACGCTTCATCAAGAGACACAGCAACAAACTCAGCACATATCTCTGTGTTGTTTTTGATCTCTGTGTAAAAGACAACGTAGCCATTAGCCACTGGTCTTATCTCAACTGAACTATCCTGTATCACGTTAGCCCTTCAATGTCTATGTGATTGAAGATGGTCTCGCTTGGATACAATGTTTCTAGTCCATCCGTCACACACTCCTCAACAAACTCAGATAAAGAATCTTCATCTAAGTAGATGGAAAGTAAGTCTTCAGGGTCTACAAAAACAGTGACTGATACATTAATCTTAATCATTCCATAGCCTCCAGACGTACATCAATAAGCTTTGCATATCCCATAATGTCATGCCAACTATCACGATGATAACAATCTCCGTTAACAAGTCGTGACATTTTGTGAGCAATCATGTCTAAAGCTTCTGCCATATCAGGTTCTAACATATGATAGTTAACCCCGTATTTCAGTACGGCTTTTAAATCTTGGGCAGTGGCAGCAATGTTCACAAATTCTCCATAATGTCTGGCTCTTCTATCTAAGGTTTCTTCGATGTTCATATTAATGCTTTCCACCTACAGTTTTAGTTTGCTCAGTTAAAATAAGACTGTCCCCAAAGCTATCGTGGTTGGGATCGTATTCAAACTCACCAACATCACCATAAAAGTTACTACAGTATTCCATAATCTGTTTAGCAATTTCTTCATGTTCTTCCATAAAAGGTATGACGGACGCAAGAAGAACACCCATTCCAATCATGTCATCCATGTTTTCTTTAGTGATGGTGATAGGGCCAAAACCACTAACCAGTACATCAAATCCACCTACCCACTCATCATTTTCTAAAGTGGGTCGTAAGATAACAGCTACATCATTGGGTCTTAAGTCTGATTTATTTTCCATGTTCTTCTTTCATAGGAGGTTTCCACTCTTGTTCCTCATGCCTTCTCAGCCACAGCAACTTAGCATTCTCTAACACCCTAGCCTCATCCCCATCATAAGCAAGCACACAAGCTGTGTACATTTCTTCTTCAGAGAGTGCTTCAGATAAAAGCGTTTCTGCTTTAGCAGGGCCAATGCCACGTAGTCCAATGATATTATCAGCAGCATCGCCTGTCAATATTTGTTTGTAAAAGGAACGCATGCCCACCTCATGAGTAACATGATATCCATTCTTCTTTACAAAGTTGTAATGCCAACCTGCTATCTGATCTAAGTCTTTATCTACAGAAGCTATGACACATTCTTCTTTAAGAACAGTGGCTTCAATAGCTATAGCATCATCTGCTTCTTGTCCTTCGACAACGACAGCACCCCACTCCTGTATCATGTGTTGACGTAGGGCAGGGAGATGTTCTGGTTTAGGTGCTGTTCTATTACCTTTATAAACAGCAGTGGTTGCTATGTTGTTCCTGAAGTTATTCTTTCCTGTGAGAAAGAGTTTCCACTGGCTTACATAGCAACCATCAAAGGTGTTATCCACACCGCACATAAGGATGTCAGCAATGTAACTGTTAAGAGTAAACTTAGCAGTGGTTATGCTTTCATCCTTACATGCAAAAGCGATGCGATATCCTATGATATCTGCATCAACTAAGGCTATCATCAGGCGACAGGCTGTTCAAAGGGCAAGGGAAGCTGTGCTTCCTTAGCTTTAGCTTCTTGCTGAGCAGCCTGCACTTGTGGTGCAGCTTGTTGTTGAATAGTGTTAACAAGTTTAAAGACCATGTCATATGGAACTTTACCTAAAGCGCCCATAATAATATTAACATCATCAATATGCAGATCAAGTTTAATTTGCATTTTGTTTTCCTTTAAAGAACGTCTTCATCATCAGCAGAGATACCACCAGCGCCAGAATATTCAACCAAGTCAGTGACAACTAACTTAATCAATGAGGCACTAACACCCTTTTTATTTTTATATGTCCAATCATATGTACCAACCAAAGCCTTAGCCTTGCTGCCATTTCCAATGTCTTCAGTGATTTCATCACCATCAACATCAAATGCTTTCATTGGTTTATTCTTAGACTTACAGGTAATATACTTACCCATGTCAGCCTTCTTCTCACTGTCTTGATTGACAGACAAGCCCATTTCTTCTAAGGCTTCTGCTGCTGCATCAGACAGGTTACACAAGTTAACTTGGTAAGCACCACTCATCTCATTCATCTTATTCAATTGCGCCCAATAGATATCACATTTAATCTTCAACTTCTTTTTTTCGTTAGTCATTTCAATTTCCTTTATCAAAATCCACCAGTAACGTCAGTGGCAATAACGCCCTTTCGGGAACTACGCATCAGTGAGTTTGCTTCCAATTGTTGCCAATCTTTCCTTCAGCATCAACTGGACACCTAAATTGTAACACTTCTCCTGCTTTTGTTGCAGCTTTTTCAATAATATCTACTGCTTGTTGTGCCTGAGATACATCTACTTCCCATTGTGTTTCGTCATGTACAAAAGCTATAAGCTTTGCATCTATGTTAGCTTCATTCAAAGCCTTCGTAGATTCTATAAGCCATTGCTTAGCCACCACTGCACCAGCGCATTGAAGCAAAGTGTTTAAGGCAGAATGCTCAGATCTGATCCACACCCTTCTACCATCTAGACCGGGCAGGTGTCCCTTACTCATGAACTTACTAATCTTCTTCTTAAGAGAAGCTAGTCCGGGAGTATTGTTAATAAAATTATCTAATAGTTTCCTACCTTTAGTGCTATTAGAACCAACAATACTACCGATCTTTGCTGCACCTGCTCCATATGATGCTGCATACACTAAAGTTTTTGATAAGTTTCTAGCCTTTTTATGGTCAGGATTGTTGTCATCTTTGATAGTACCAACAGGAACCAATCCAAATGACTGAGCATTTTTCCAATGCACATCCCCATTCAAAAGCTCATCTTGCCATCCAGCATCTTGAAGATAGTGTGACATACAGCGCAGTTCAATACCACTCAAGTCAACCCCTACTTGCACCTTCCCTTTAGGCACTGTCCACATCTCTCTACACTCAGCACCATAGGGACTACCTACGGCTGGAACCTGTGCCATGTTAGGGCTGCTATGTGTACATCTACCTGTCACTGCTCCATTGGTAATCACCCTGCCATGCACCCTACCATCAGGCTGTACAAGCTCAAGCCAACTGCTTATCTGTGCTACACGTTTCTGTAGCATTAGATATTCAGCAACAAGCTTTGCTTCAGGAAGATCAATACCTTCTAGCACTATCTCATCTACAATGATGTTACCCTTCTCTGTCTTCTTATTGAATACAACACCTAAGCCCTGTAAACGCTCAGCTATTTGCTGTCTACTGCCCGGATTAAAGATGGTGGTTTTGTCTTTCAATTGCTTACCTGTCTTATCAGACCAGCGTTCTTCAACAATTGGTTTAAACACTTCCTGCATCTGTCCTTCAATGTCAGCCATGCGTCCACTAAGCTCAGCTTGTAGCAGCATAGCCTTACGCTCATCAAGCATGAAGCCTGTCTCTTCCATTTGTTTACAGATAAGAGCCACTTCATGTTCAAGCTGAATGCTCTTGACACTGAAGCCTTCATCAATCATCACTTTAGTTAAATGATTGTGTAGTCTTCTAAGCAACAACACATCTTGCTCACAATACTGAGCCATCTCTTCAGACCAACCAGCATCAAAGTCTGTGAATCTAATCTTGTGCTCACCTAAACGAATGCCCCATGCTTCAAGGCTGTGCGGTGATGGTGCTTTCTGTCCTTCAATACAAACCATTTCAATATCAGGTTTGTACAGTCTAGACATAACAAGTGTATCAATCAACTTGCTTGATTGTATCGTTACACCCCACACCTTCTGCAACACTGGTGCGTCAAATCCAATGATGTTCTGCCCACACACTTTCTCATCCCCTAAGTATTGAAGCAATCCTTCAGGGTTTCTCCAGTGTGTAAGCACACCATCTTTCATAGTTACACAAAGCCATATAGTGTCATGGCTTGTGTTTGTTTCTATGTCAAGATAGATCATGCGGAACGTAGATTGTATTCAGTGTTTCAAAACTTCCATCATAGTTTCTTTTAACTACAACACTTGTCCTAACCCTGTCTCTTCCAAGTTTAGGATGGTTGATGGCATAGACACCAGCCACTATCACTTCATTGGTGTCCAGTTCTAATGCTTCCTTGTCCTCATCTCTAATGAAGACACTGAAAAATTCTGCCTCGCCTGTGAAAGAAACAATTGGTTTCTGTTTCATAATGCTTCGCCTTCCTCTTCAATATATTCCAACATCCTACCAGTGTGCTTGTTATAAAGCAAGTTTCCAGCAGGGCCTGTGGTTCCACTGAACCTGTTCTTAAGTACACGAACCTTAGTCATATTGCGTACTTGTTCTTCTTCTGCTTGACCATTACGTTCAAGACCAATCACCATGTCACTAAGCTGAGCAATAGATCCACTGCCTCTAAGCTGTGCTAATGAAGTGACAGCACCTTCTTCATGTCCCTTATCAGAGGGACGCTTAAGATGGCTAACAATGATGAGAGCTATGTTTGTTTCTTGCACAAGCATACGCAGCTTGGTCATGATTTCATCAATGGCTTTACGTTCATCACCGCTCTCTTGTGCAGACACAATGATGGATACGTGGTCAAGGAAAATGTACTTGCAACTAAGACCTTTAGCCATGTAACGAACACGATTGATAATGTTATCTGTTGTTGTGCTGCCAAAATGGTCGAACAAGAACAGTCTACCAGTACCTAACGTATTATCAAAAGCTCTCTTGCGTTCTTCATCTCCCACCTCATGGTCAGGTAAGTGCAATGGAACATTGGCTGCAAGAGACATGATGGATAAGCCTGTCTTACGAATGCTCTCTTCCAAGAACATAAGACCAATGTTGTCCTCTGTCTTCTGCACTATGTGCCACACAATTTCTCTAAGCACTTGACTCTTACCCAATCCACTACCAGCAGTGATGGTTACCAATTCACCAAAGCGCATACCATAGGTAAGCTCATTGAGTCCTTGCCAAGGATAGAAGCAATCTGCTGGAGCCAAAGGCTTAGACATTTCATCCCATAGTGTGGAGCCAGAGACAATACCATCTGGTACAAACTGCTCAGCCCTCCACCATCTGTCTACAAAGGCAGCTTCCTTGCTTTCAGACAACCAATCACAAGCATCCTTGTAATCAGGCAGAGGCTTAAACACTTTACACTTGCTACCAAAAAGCTCAGCCACTTCCTTAGCTGCCTTCACTCCATGCTCATCACCATCAAAACATACTATGATGTTTTCAAAACTGTTGATGTATTCATAGTGTTGCTTGCAATCTTTCAATGCTGAGCCAGCACCATTACGTATAGACACAACTGGATATTTAGATCCTGTCATTTGGTATGCAGCCAGTGCATCAAACTCACCCTCCACTATTGTGAGATAGCGTCCACCAATAGGAAACAAATGCTGTCCAAACAATGTACCCTTACCCCATGCACCAGCAGTGGAGAAAGATTTTTCTTTTGTGCTTCTAACTTTAGCAGCTACAAGCTGGTTGTCCTTGTCGTGATAAGGAAAATATAAATTGTTGTCACACTTAACAACACCATACTTATCCATTGTTGCTTTGGTGATGCGTCTGTCAGAGACAGACACTGATACACCTTCTCTATATTGTTTAAGAAAAGATATGTCCTTAACTTCTGTTTCTTCTGCAAGCATTGTGTTTGTTTCCTCTGAGGCTATTGTTGATGGTGTGAATGTATTACATACAAAGCACTTGGTTGACATGTCATCATTGATTGATAGTCCATCGGAGCTACCACAGGTATGACAAGGTTGATGTGTTTTTATAAATTTAGTTCCCACTCCACTCCTTTGTAATTGATATCGTTTGTTCTTAACACAGCAGAGTAAGCCTCTAACAACTTTTGCATTCTGCTGTTGTGTAAGGCTGTGATGCCAATGATCATGTTGGCTTGTTCATCCTCTGTCATAGGTGTTGGTCTATCCATCATTGCCCACAACAAAAGATCAAGGTCTTCTGCTGTACTCCATGCTTGCATAATGAGTTCTTCAAGTTTATGAAATTGCATTTGGTTTTCCTTTACACGAATGTTCTGTAGCTTCTTCTTCAACAAGAAATACTGTTGAGCATTTGCGACAACGCCAAGCAATGCTCTCTACCATTATAGTTTGTTTCCTTCCGTAAACACCACGCATCTTTCCAAAGAGTGTTCTTATTTTTTCAATCATGGTTTTTCTTTCATCATGCTTCTTAACCATTCATAATATGACCCAACACCCACCATAATTTTATGGTGTATGAAAGCCCAATAATGTTCGTCATGTCTATAGCCATTACAGGCAGACAAAGGAACACCATATTCATTCATAGGTTCCTGCTCTTGTGTCATGTGTTCTTTTCCTTGAGTTTGGCCTCTGCCCAAAGCGCACCTTGCTTAAATGAATATTGATATGCACCCTCAACCATATGATGATTGGTATGTGTCATTTCCTCATCCGTCAGCCCTACCCATGTGCGCTGTGGTGGGGTGGTGTAGAGCTTCGTGCCCACAGGTAAAGCTGGTTCGTGCCACCAAGACATTGTTACTTCTTGATTTCCTGATTCACTTACAACTGTTGCCACAGATTCGACCGTTGCCGCAGGCTCTTGCGTCTGTGCCAAGGCTTCTCTTTCACCGCACCAATTACATTTATCTTGGTAGGTGATGGTTGATTGTTCTGCAGGGCAAAAGTGCTCTTTCATGTTTGTTCCCCATTTCTCACAGTTGTTTACGCTTTTAAGCCCCATTGCATTTGCTACGGCTCGCTCAAGGGCGGCTCCTGTTAACTTGGTCATGATTCTTTCTCCAAAGGTACGTCACGCCATTCGCTGTCAACCACAATTTCAGTGTCATGCGCCCATTCTTTTTTTTCCCACCATTGCTGAAGCACCCTCTCAACATGGGATGTGGTATTAGGGATTGGTCTGTTAATCCAGCGCAGTTTTGGTGTTGGTGTCATGCTTATTTCCCCACCAATACACAACGATAGCGATCTTGTAAATTCATTTCTTTAGCCGCAGTTTTACAAAGCCCTTCGCTATCAAACACCCCCAACTGCCGCCAGTCGCTAACACATACGTGTGCTTGGCAAGCAACGAATGTCCAAATCATCAGTGCGTATGTCATACCTGTCCCTTCGCTGCTAAATACAAACCAACATTACCTAAGCTATAACCAACAAAGGCTATGCCCAATCCTGTATTCCCTTTCAATAGTAGATCTACAGCCACTATCAAATAGACAACACCAATGATTGCTATAAGCCAAGCACTCATTGCTTTACACCAAATTGTGTACGCACAAGACGCAAAGCAGCAAGCAACTCTGTGTCTCTAACATCTTCTGCTAGATCAAGCTCCCATTTAATTAAAAACTCAAGCTCATCTATGACAACAGCTTCAATTTCTTCTCTAGTCATTTAAGTCCTCCAAAAATATAACCACTGCTATGAATATAAAACCACCTACAAAAGCCGCCACCGCAGTGACAACCAAGAAAGTTAATACAGATTCAATCATACAAATCCTCTCATCCTTGCTGCCACTGTAGCACCCTTCAGCGTATGCTTCAAGTATGGCGCAACACTTTGGGGTGTGGCATGCCCCGTCATAGCCATGATGTTAGGCAGTGGTACTTCTGCCTCAATCATCTCAGTCACTGCTGTCCTCCGTAGATCCATAAGCTTTATATCGTTAGATATATTTGCTTCAGTTTTTATTACATCACCAACCCTTGCTAAGTTCATTAATGAATAAGGCACTAGTCCACCTTTTCTATCTGACATATTACTTGGTGCAACATATTGTTGCCATCCATACTCTTCGTGTTGTTGCTTTAGCATTGCTTGCAACCCTTCAGATGTAGGCAAAGTAATACGTGCTCTACGCTTGCTCTGCTCAAGGGTAAGCACACCTGTCTCTATGTTGTAATCTGTCCACTTCAACATACGCATGTCACCCATACGCTGTCCCCATTCGTATGCCATCTGCACAATGAGTCCTACATTACGCCATTTAAACTGGCTATAAGCCACATCAAGGAATGCTTTGACATCTTCCTTTGTCCAAACAATTTTACGCTGCTTCTCAATCCTTCTCTGTACCTTGCTGAATGGATTGTAGTTGGTGTAGCCTTGCCTTATGGCATAGTTAAAGAGCAAACGATAGACAGCTAAGCTGTGGTTAGCCAAGCTAACACTGTGAGCAGCATGTTCTTCATAGACACGCTGACACATAGGTGTCTTTATGTCTTCAAGCTTAGCCCACAACAGTGGTACACCACCAATCCTGCTTTGATACCACATCTTTAGATAATAAAGATAGCTCTGCTGTGTCATTGGTACAAGCTTAGCAAAGCTTAAACTATTCTCATAGCTTTTAATAACTTCACTAAGCTTTGCATTGGTGGAAAGATTTTTCAAATGCTTACGCTCTTTCCTCCACTCATCCAATATTTTGTTCTGCTCTTCAGCCATAGCATAGGCTGTTTGATAGGTGCTACCAAGCTCTATGCGCTTGACAACACCAGCATCAATGGCTTCTTGTGGCGGGTTGTACCTCCACTTGGTCTTACCTGCCACCTTGAAGCGCATAACATAGCGAGGCATACTCATTCTTGTTTTTCTCCGATGTAACCCACAAGCCTTGCTGTCCTACGTAAGTCTTCTATGACAAGCTCAGCATGCTCTGCTGATATGGCATAGATAACACAAGTACGTAGTCCTTCATCAGTTACAAATCCTGCAACAAATGGTTTCCATTCATTACCTTTATCATCTTTAATGATCATTGGTTACCCATTTCATAAAGTGTTTCTGCCATCTGCAACAACTCATCATGCTTCATAAGCTTGTTAGTCCAACGCTTAGGCATGGCTGAATATCCATAGTGCCTACCAGCTAGCATGCCTGTCACTGCACCTACAGTGTCAGCGTCATAGCCCTTGTTAACTGCCATGATTAGTGCGTCCTGAAAGCTGAATGTTAAGTTGACACATTCCCATGCTGCATTGTATGCATGCATGATGGAGCCTTTGCCTTTACGAATGTCATAGTCAACATCTATAAGATGTTCAAACTCATCAAGCTGTTTACCTGCATACAATTCAGCCACAAAAGCTGAAATGTACCGCACAGTGTCAGCATTGCCATGTGTCATCAGAGACACAGCAATGGCTTCACCTAAACCAGTGTTGGGTTTGTTATGGTTGGCTAATACAACAGGAGCAAT